CGCCCGCGCCTTCATTGCCTGCGTCAGCGTTTCCAGCTCCATCAACGAGGAAAGGAGCAAGTGTCGTGGCAAGGCTGCGGACGCGCTCTGCAAGTTCTGCATCCGTCATCTCGCTGTGATCGTGAATGTTAAGCGTGGCTTCCTTCGGCATCAAGCTTGCCACCATCTTTACGAAGTCACCGGGCTTGTCGGCGATCATGTCAATGATGGCTTGCGGGCCGCTAGCTTCCCATGCAGCCTGAACGTCCTTTAGAAAATCCTCTTGCAGCTTGTGCCGAACGCCCCTCGGCTTGCCGGGATTGCCAGGCTGGAAACGAGTAAGAACGTCGGCCCGAACTGGAGCCGTATTTTCGGGCTTGTCAGTCATATCGCCCCGCTTGAATTATGCCGCTAGCCCCCTTGGCGCAATTCGCCATGTTGACTGCGTTAACTACCGACACGGTAGGGATTGTCAAGCCCCCACTGAAACCGCCAACCTGTCCCCCGCGACCTGAATGGCTCTCATGCATAATTGCAGCCATTTGCGCTTAGGCGAGCCGTCCGCATTCGTGCCGCCGCGATTGCAGGCGAATTGGCTTACCGTGGTATCATCTACCGCGATTGCCCGTGCGACGTCTATCAGCGGCCCTAACGTACTCTCAAGCCGGTTTAGCTCATATGCGGTGCGAATGTGGCCTGTGCCGTCTCCCTGCCCCTTGGGGCCTTGCATGGCTTTGTCCAGGCTGTCGCGCATCGGGCTGCGTTCTTCAGCTATTGCTACATCGCGGTATCGGGCAAGGGCAAAGTGCTGGCGCGGGGATAGTTTGCCGGTCTGTGCCATTGTGTCGATGACGGGAATGCGGCGGTATGTGAAGGCGGCGCGCTGGCCAACGATCCCGCCCACTGTAAACACCCCTTTGTCTAGTTGCTCAGGGGTTGGCTGGGCAATGGTGACTGCGGGTTTTTTCTTGCGCTTGGCCATGCGCTACCTAACCCTGTTTTGCCGCGTTTTGCAAGCGTGCGCTACGTTGCGGACCTCTACTACCCAATCACCAAGATCAACACCGTCAATTTCGACGCCGTGGCAGGTGTATTTGCGGTGGCCTGATGCCGCCAACTTGATCAAAGCGCCTATGGCAGATTGTTCGCCGATAGCTTCGTTCATGCCAGACTACTCCAAATCCAAAACACCATAGCGACAATCAAAGCTGTAAAACCGGCCCCTGTGTTTTTCTCGGAAACCATGCACCCGACCGCAACACCTAGCGCCGAAGCCGCGACGCACCACTGCCACAATCCGGGCGGGGAACGCCTCATGGCTTTACCTCCAAATGATCGCCGCGTTCGATTGCGTCTGCAAGCCCGTCAAGCGCCTCATCATCAAGTTCTCCACCCGAATCCTCTGGCAGAAGTTGGCGCAGCCACGCCACAATCGCATCGCGTTCCAGCTTGCGGGCCTGTTCGCCAATAGCTTCGTTCATGGCAAAATGTCCTCAATATCCACACAATCATAGCTTATTAACCTGCCGCGAGCCTGCAATGATTTATTATGGCCGCGCTTGCGGGTTAATGTGCAATGCACACCCTTGGAAAACATTTTACTTTTCAAGGCCTTAGGACTTACACCCAGCCTTGAAGCAATGACTTTGCCCGGCACGCCAGCGCGCCGCATACCGATGGCGGCTGTTGTCATTTCATCGTTCCAGACTGTCATGGCTGTTGCCCCCATGTTGGTAGATAGCCGCAGCCGTACATATCCATATGCTCCATCAGCAATGACACAGGCCCGCTAATGCCCCGTGCGCCCGTCTCATAGCGCGATATGGTGCGGCGGTCCTCTATGCGTAGCAGCGCGGCTAGTTCGGCTTGATCTAGCTTTAGGCGCTCTGTGCGGATGCGGCGGAATGTTGCGGGGGTCATTTTTCGCGAGCCATTGCGTCAAGGTTGCAAACCAACATATCAAGCTCATCGACAAGCCGCGCCGTATGATTAAAAACCGAAAGTTCGACAGCGGTCGTCGGTTTGATGTGGTTATGAATATCCGTCATTAGATCATCCATTTTGCGGGCAAGTGTGTCGGCGCGGCGCTGCCACTTCCGGCATTTGTAATTCATTCTCATGTGACAATCCCCGCAGCTTTGCGATATTTGTTGCGGTCCGTTTGGTGAGGCAAAGATGCCCATAATTCCTTAACGGCATTATTTCTTGCGCGCGCTTCAGCAACTGAAATGCCACCATAAGAATCGCGGTAAGAAATCATTCTTTCTAAGCGGGCTTTGATCGCGTTCATTTTCAGTCTCCTATTGGCGGGCATTGCCCCTTGCTGATAATTGTGACTAGGCCAATGGCTGCATTGTGTCAAACACTAAATGCGCGGTGTGCAAATTATTTCATATTCCACGCAGCCCATTCCGCGTTCACCCCCGGATATTCCCCCTTTGCCCAGCGATCTCGGATTGCCTGTTTTGTCAGATTGCCCATTTGATACCGTGCTACGTCGCAAATGAATTTGGTTGCGGGGAAGTCATTGCGCTGCATTAACAACCCCTCGCTTTGCGCCACGCCGTTCATATGTCCGGTATCTATGGCAGTTTGAGCAAACTATGTCACATTTGGCTATTTCCGCCAGCACAATGTGCTTTGCTCGCTTGAATCCAGAAGAAACGTTGAACAACTTTTCTGCGCCGTCCCTATGGTCAAAGTCCATAATATACGGCGAATGTAAAATTCCGCAATCCATACATGGTACAGACTTCGCATCATCTAAGATTTTGCGCTGTCTATGATACAGACTTTTATCTGAAAATTCTGGGTCTAATTTCCGACGCTGACGATATTCCTTGCGCTTTGCAATCTCACATGGTCCGCAAATAGCTCGGAGAGTTTTCCGTGCAGCACTGTTGCTATGAAAGCTTTCTAGCGGAAGTTCGCTTTGACATTTTGTGCATTTTTTCATTCCTCAACCATAATGTCACCTAAGGGATAGTCAACTAATAACCTAACCCTTATGCTACTTGGTGAAGTTCGTTGTTATTTCGACATAGCTCTCCTATCCCCCCGGTTTTGAGTGCGTGTTGCACCCAAAGAGCCAAGGGGCGGAGCCAGTCGAAATATGCTACTCGGAGCCAGTCCGCCGCATACCGACCCCTTGGATGATGCAGGCACCAAGGGTTGCGGGTTACTTGTCGGATCAACTGCAATCCGCTTGGCCGGGCTTCCCGCTTTCGCTCAACCCTTGGCTTTGGCCAAATCCCAACGCTAACCAGTTCACTATGCGCGGCGTCGGACCCGCAGGGGACGCAATCCCCTCTCTGCACGGCTAGGCTTGATTTTCAGGATAAGTGCGCGGCCAAGTCAATTCGCGCTTGCAATGGCCGACTGTGGAGCTTAAAGAGGCTCTGCAAAACAAGTCGGGCCGCGCGATCTTATCCATCGTTGCGGCCCAAACTTTATGCGCCGCACTCGCAATGAGCGCAAGCCCCCAAATTCGGATATAAAGAAATCTTTATATGATGGTTCCCCCGCATGGTATCGAACCACGATTTCAGCGTTCAAAGCGCCGCGTCTTACCGTTAGACGACGGGGAAATGGGGTGATCGACGGGACTTGAACCCGCATACCCAGCTTCACAGGCCGGTAACATTACATTATGCTTACGAACACCATGGTGGCCTTGGTCAGATTCGAACTGACACTGAACGAGGTCTAAGCTCGTTGCCTCTGCCAGTTGGGCTACAAGGCCGGAATATGGTCTGGGAGACTGGACTCGAACCAGCGACCTGAAGCTTCCAAAGCCCCCATTCTACCAACTGAACTACTCCCAGAAAGTGGGCGCAGTCTTGCAACGCGCCTCAATGTCGGAGGCTAGGTTGCGGTCGCTGTTGTAGAGTGAAACGGTTCATGCCGCCCCTATGCTGCCATTGTCTGATAATGTCAACCCGCAGCCCGCGTGATCGGCACCACATTGCTATCAATGCTCGCGCGCAATTCAGCGGCTTCGACAGTCCGGCCCATGCGGTCATAAAGATCGGCGGTGCGCCGCGTTTGTTCGGCAAAGTCAACCGGGGCCGATGTGGATTTGGCATAGGTGCCGTCTGGACGGTGTGAATTGCGCGCCCAATTCTGCCAAGTCTTAAACCAGTCCAGCTTTGTTGCGCCTTGGCCGGACTTTGCCTGCCAGTAGTTCGCGAATAGCAGGCTCTCGGCCTCACAGTCCGCCGGGTACCATCGGCGCTGGATTGTCGCCCACTCTATCCAGTCGTCCGGGATAGTCCAGTCATGCGGCAAACGGGTACCACGGGCCACGCTGGCGCGCTTGGCCGTCAATGGGGCGTGAATTTGGATTGCCGCCATGATGGCCGTTACGTGACGTTCCTCCAGACCTGCAAACGCAGCAAAGGCCGCTATGTGAAACGGCTGCATATCACGCATTGCGTGCCAGCAATGAAAGGCGTGACACGTCTTGACCTTGGCGGCGCGGGCGATGATCGGCAACCGGGGGTCAAACGGCGTCACAAGGCCGTCTCCATGACGAATTGTATTTGTTCCGCCCGTTCGCTTCATCGCGCTGCATACGCCAATTCCGCATGTAGCTACGGTGCGCCAAGCTATCGTATTCCGCCAGCTCGTCAGCCGTCAATCGCCTAGCCTTTGCGATGGCCTCAATTTCGCTGGCACGCTTCGATTGCGCTTGGATTGATAGTTCACGCGATGGCATATTCGATCCTTCCCGGAAACGCGACCGGCCCGAAGTGAAAGCTTGGCAGAAACCGCTTGTCATTTATGCCCAAGGCCTCGGCAATGCCGTCAATCTGCGGCTTGATCCGGTTGGGAAAGTTCATGCGGTCTCCCCGATTATCAGCAGGGTAAAACGTGATGTAAATCACAATGTCGCCCCTTGGGGGAACCTGCCACTTAGCCGCCAGTGTCGCCAGCTTGGCCCATTCGCGGTGTTGTGCCACCGTGCCGGATTTGGCTTTCCAGTGGCCAGTATTGTGGCCCGACAAAATCGAAGGGGGGAAGGGCAACGTTATCATGCGTAACGCTTTCTAAGCCTGTCCCGCTTCACCTTTTCAGCGGCAACCAACTTTTCAATATGCGCCAGACTTGGAGTATGGCCGAACTCATATTTGACCATGCGGTAGATGCTGCCAACGCCTAAGCCGGACTTCGCAAGCTGGTCAGCTTTCGCAGTCGCACCGCTTGGTCGGGGCCTCCATGGCGTACTCATTTGGGCACCTTTGGCATATCCAGCCAATTCCGTGCAGTCTGGATTGTGGTCTGATAATGAATGGCGATCTTGTCCGCGTGCATATCCAGCGACCTTGCGACTTGCGCGAAGTCAACCGGCAAACGGACTATCCCGCCCTGTCCCCATAATTCAGTCATTGAAACATCGCCCTTGCCTTTGCACCGGCACGTTGCCAGCGGGTTGAATGCCCCAGTTTTGCCGATCTGGACGCCTTTGCGTGTGCGACCTTACGTGCGGCAAGCCTGCGGTCCAGATCGCGTTCAAACGGGCTGTAATCGGACACGGGGAAGTGTACGTAGGGCAGGGCTGCGGCCCATGATCCGGGGGCGCTGTCGTCAATCACCGTTCCATCCTCCACGCTAGTAAAATCATCCAAACCAGCACCCCGATAAATGCTAGGGTGCATACTGTAATTTTTGTTGCTGTCATTTCACCCTCACGAAATACAATGGCTCCCCAGCCGGATCGCGGGGGATTGGCACGGGGCGCAGGACTTCGATTGTGCGTTGGCGAGTGTGACCTCTGCGGCTTATATAACCGCGCCTCTCTAGCTCCCGTAGTGCGTCTGCGATATGGCCTTTGCCAACAACTTTCGCCATATCGCAATAGCGCGGCCATCCGCCATACGTTTCCTGATAGCCCGTGATGAACCGCAGTAGGTCTAGTTGACGCTGCGTCATAGCCCGAACAGCCATTGCCAGAACGTCCGTTTACGCAGCTGGTCAAGGTGCCTCATACTTTCAATCACGCGGCTGTCGCGGATTAGATCGGCCATAGGGTCAGTCATGGGGCTTCCCCTTCAGATGACAGGTGTGAATGGGCAATGAGCACGCGGGTAATGTACTCATACATACCCTCGCGATGCGATTTATCTAGGCCAGCGGCACCCACGCAACCATTGACAACCCACTTTTCCAGATCGGCGCGGGTTGTGAATACGGGGTCAGTCATGGGCTTGCTCCGGCTTGTATGCGATGATGTCGGTCGGTCTCTCGATAATCATCCTGCCGCTAATCATGGGCCGGAAGTCCCATTCCCAAGCCGACGCATGGCGCATAGCCCAGCCTATAATGCCGCACCGCAACATGCAGTAGATAGATACGCATTCTGCGACAGGGCACCCCCCGCCATCATGCGCAATCCAGCCGTCAACGATTTGCTCGGGGGTTAGTTTCATTGTGGTGCCCCCAATTCGGCCAGCGCGCGCAGTCCCTTTTTCGTCAAGAGGGTGGGGTGGTCATGATAAGCGACATAACCAGCCTCATTTAGAGCGCGAACGTCTACTGCGCTGCATTTGCCTAAATACAAGCGCCCGCCGTCATGCTTTGAATAGCTATTGGCCAGCGCCTTCTTTTGATTTTCCGTCATTGCGATGCCCCTTCAGCTTCGATTGCGGCCATCAGCCTGCGATATGGCCCGCCCGTCATTGCGTCCGGGTTGGCCCGCCAGCGCGATACGGTTGACTGTGCCACCCCCGCGCGCTTGCAGATTTCTTTCATGGATAAACCGGCGTCAAATGCGCGGGCTTCCAGTATTTTGAGGCGTTCCGTTTTTTCCATACCCGTTCTTCTATAGGCTATTTTGCGGTCGTCAAGCGAATAAATGCGCGCACGCTGCAAATTAGTGCTTGACCGCCGCAGCGATAGGCGTATTGTCGGGGCAACAAAAGGAGATGAGCAATGCCAACCGCACTCGAAACAATCCGCGCACAGTACGGCAACAACTTCACAATGCGTGATCAAATGTCCGTGCTGAGTGATATTGCACAAGGCGGCGGTTTGAACCTGTCCCGCTCCGATGATTTTATTGACAGTCTTGAGCCGGTCGATCTGGCGTTGTCAGACGCATGGCGCAATCTTGAGGCTGCTGCCGAATATAATCGCACCGACGGGGTTAGCTTTGGCGCGCATCATCCCGATAGCCCTTCATTTGGGAGTAATTGAGCATGAGCGCGCCTGTACCGGGAACGCCTTTTGCCTGGGGACCGACTGGCAACATGGCCCGCAATTATTCACAGCCATACGCGGTTGCTTCGCACGGCGGGCGCAACCTAGTCGCTGGCATATTCGGTGACGGAATTGGCTGCGATGAAGCCGCAAAGGCTCACGCTCAGCTTTTCGCATCCGCGCCCGCATTGCTAGCGACTTTGCAAGTCACGCTCGCACTTGTTCGCCTGAAATATGGCAACCTTGACGCGGACGTAAACCAGATCATCGCGGACGCTGACCAAGCAATCGCCAGCGCGACAGGTGAAGCATGAAATACACCGCAGCAAGCTTGGAAGACATTGCCAAGGCGTTTGAACTTTACGCCAGCAATGAGCGGGCGAAAAAGAGGTTTCAAACTACCAAGCGTGGCAAAGAGGATTGCGAAACGCGCGCAAAGGTTTGGAAACTTGCAGCCGACGACCTGCGCAACACAACTCTTACAGGTGAACAGACATGACCCAAGAACAGACATCCGCGTTGAAGGCGGCAGAAGAACTTCGCCTTGATGCAAAGGCATTCCGCGAGAACACAGTCTATGACAGTGATGGCAGCCCTATCCGTTTGATCGCGAATGCCGAGCGCATGGAGCAAGCCGCCGCCACCATCACGGAACTGATGGATGCTTTGGAAGGGGTGGTTTCATCGCGCGATGATCGGTGCAGTGACCAAGAAGTGTTCCAGCGCTCTAAGAGCTATGGCGATTACTGGACGCCGTCTGCATCTATGGTTGGCAGTGAAGAAATTGCCAAAGCCCGCCTTGCAATCGCCAAGGCCAAAGGCGGTGCGCAATGATCGAGCAAATCAAAAACGACAGTTGTGGTCCTGATGATAGCGGGCAAGACTATACTGATTGCCCTAACTGCGCCGCTGGCCGAATTTATGCTTTAGAATGTGACTGCTGCGGCTGGTCTGAAGGTCAGACCTTGCGTGACTGGTCTTATAGGCGCGGGAAAGTTGAATGCACCAAGGTGCAATCAGGTCGCCGCTACACGCTTGATCCGGTCACTGGCGATGTGTTCATAGCAGCAGCGGAGGCGGGGGTATGAGCAAGCGATTTCAGTTCACGGTCGATCACATGATTGGTCGCCAAGAGGTCGAACTGGTCGTCACCTATAGCTGCACCCCGTTTGTCGAAGCGACTTACTGGCAGCCAGCGGAAGGTGGCGAGTGCGAGATTGTTTCGATCAAGCGCGACGGCAGGCCAATCACTTTGACCGACGCGGAAGAAGACGCGCTGCTTGAGCAGGCTATCGCACGCTCTGCGGAGGATTGGGCCGAAGATCACGCTGCGGAGCAAGACTGGCGATATCAAGAATATCGCGACCGGCAGCTTACGGAACGTTGGGAGCGCGGAGCATGATTGACAAGCCATTCGCATACTGTTGCGCAGAAGCGGGTGGCGATCCAGCCATCTGCGATTGCGTCAACAAGAGTCACGGAACGGCGAAATTTGAAGCCGTCTGCATCATCACGAACTGTCGGAACCGCGCCTTTGCTGCCGAGCCGTTCTGCGCAAAGCATCGCGACTTTACCGCCCTCGCAGCGGAGGCAAGCAAGTGACCGACCCTATCACCAGCAACCAAGCCGACCGCGCACGTTACAACACGCTGGCAGGCAAAGTCCGCGCACCGCAGCCCCGCAAGCAAAGCGACTGGATGGTCCAATGGGCTTGCGCAGCTTGTGTGGCGGTTGGCCTTTACAGCGCGTTTTCTGATTTGATTGGGAGGATGTTTTGATGACCACCGACAAATATGGCCCCGTAATCGAAGTCACCATCACGAACGGACAGAGGCCGGATTGGCTGGCGGATGATCAGGTTTGCATGATTTGCTTTAAAGGCAAGTGGTTTGCCACGCAGAAGGGTGACTTTGATTGGAATGCTGTAACCGCAATCCGGCTGCTCGCAGGCGACCCGTACTACAAGGAGCAAGTCATGAATGAAGAACTACCGCCGATTGAGCTTCTGGATATGGCGGCGATGGCTGTAACCGCCTATTCGTGGGAAAGCCTGCCCGGTGGAACAACCGATTGGGCCAAGCGATCCATCATCGCCCACGCCCGCACCCTTCAAAAGCTGGCCGCGCACGATCCCAGCATTATGCCGATTGATCCTGATCAGGAGTGCTTGGCTGCTGCCATGGAAGCAATGGGATATACTGAAACTGCGCGCCTACTGCGTAAGGCCCCAAACTCATGCCAGAACGCCGCAATCGCAGTGATCAAGGCTTACCGCGAGGCCGCTGTTGCGAAGGCTCTGGGCAATGGATAACCGCCAAGCCATGAACGACGCCTGGAAGCGCTGCGTTCCATCCCTGGACGCGCCCACGTTTACGCTGGATCGCCAGATTGTAGAGGCTCGCAGTGATATGGGGCAGGGACGCTGGCATCAATTGCAAAAGGAGTGGCCAGCATGAGACCCTTCCCCAGCCTGTATAAACCCAAACCACCCCGGCCTAAGATGGCCATCGTCACGATTAACGGACGGCCTGCATGGCAAGTTGTGGCGGAACGTAAGGAGCAAGCCGATGTGCGATGAAATCACCGCCACCATGCCATCTTGGCAGTCGGCGGAATTGCGAAAGGTTGAGTAATGAAATTACAACCGTCCGGTGAAGTTGTTTTGTTTTTCAGAGGCAACCACTTCTACCCCATTCAATTTATGGGTATTAAGCCTGCCGAGATTGAAGTTCAAGACCACGTTGCACTCAATCCAGAGATTATCAGGGTTGAACGCATTAATGGTGAAGTCCTTTGGGAAAGGGCGGAACGATGAACGACTTTGACCTTACCGCGCTGATTGACCGGCATGATATCAAATCAATCCACCGGATCAAGGCGATGGACCGTTTTACCGTGACGCTCGGCAAGGGAAGCTTTGGCGTTGGCAAATCCGTATCGGAAGCCCTTGCCAATGCTGAAAGGCCGGACGCGCCGAATATCATGGGGCCGGTTAATGACGATAGGAGTGAATTGTGAGCGCATGGAACCCAATGTCAGACACTGAATGGTTTGATGGACAGGATGTTGTTTTGTTCGCGCATGGTATGGAGGTATCTGCCCGCTACTGCCCGGGCGAATGGAGTGACGATACGCCGATTAGCCCGCGCGAATACAGCGGCGCGGTGTGGTCATGCTTCGATGATCAATTTCAGTTTGAGATTGAAGAGGAAAGCTTTTGCCCGGCGGAATGGTGTCACGGACCAGTTACACATTGGCGCTATCCGTTTCCGAGGCCAAGAGCATGATTGACCACCTTTCTATAGGCGCGAACGGTGGCCCGCCCCTGTCCGCACTAGAGGCGATGACGGCAGCGGCGGGTGACTTGCTGGAACTAGTTTCCGGCAGCACCGCAAGCCCGGTTGCGAATGAAGCACAAGCCGATGCATTAGACGTGCTGCTTGACGACGTACGCAAAAGCAAGGGCGCGGCAACGGCTGCAAAGGAGGAGGCCTATCGCCCGTTGAAAGCCGCTGCGGATCAAGTGTCGGTTGACTGGAAGCCAGTGCTGGACAAGCATGACGCCGCCGCCGCAGCATTGAAGGCCGCGCTTACCCCGTGGCGCAATGCTCAAAAGGCGATTGCGGGTAAGCTGGCACAAGATGCCCGTGATGCCGCCGCAAAGCTGCTAGAGGCCGCACAGGCCACATTGCGGGGGGATAGTGACCTAGAGGCCCGTTATGACGCCGAGGATGCCTTAAAACAGGCTGGCAAGCTACAGGCACAAGCCAAGCGGATCGAACGTGCGCCAACTGGTCTACGAACTCACTATGTCGGAACGATTACGGACAGGCGCGCGCTGTTGCAGCACGTCATGGCAACGGACGCCGATGCGCTGTCAGATTGGCTTGACGAATACGTCCGCAAGGCTGTTGCCCGTGGAACGCGGGTAATGCCCGGTGTGGATATTGCAGGGGAGAAACGGGCGTGATCGGCCTTAGTCAATCAGACATTATCGGAATTTTGCGCCACCGGATTGCGGCGGAAGGCGGGCAGGTCGCATGGGCCAAGCGCCATGGGATCAATCAGGCCTACGTCTCGCTGGCGCTGGCAGGTAAAATCGGCGTCGGCCCGCGCATTGCCAAGGCTGTTGGTTATGACAAGAAAGTTGTATTTGTTGCTTGCAATGCAAATCCAGATGGCGCATAAAAAGCCCGTGACGCAGTTGAGGTGCGACACGGGCCATGGCCGCTCCATAGCGTTCACCGGCTTCATACGCAAGGGCCAAGCGTTCAAAAGCCCGCCTCAACCAAACAAGCGAACTGGCAATGCAGACGAAGGTTGCGCCTTCCCCGGTCGGTTAACGGCAGCGGGCATTGTGAGAGGTAGCTGTGGGATAGTGGCAGGACCAACCGTAAAGCGAAAGCTGGACGCGGGCCGCAATCGGGATCGACCGATCAAGAACCAGCAAACTGACAGGCTCGATTGCCATGTCAGTGTCTATAAGCGCCGGGCTGGCTCCGAGTTTAATAGGCTGTGGCTTTCCAAACTAGCGACACGCTGGGGCTTCAAAATGCCTTTTGCCGCTAGGAAGGAAAGCTATGTCCATCGTACCAAACTTCACCAAGTTTAATGAGGTAAGTTATGACACTAACACCTGAACAAACCAAGCTACTAGAGGCCCCGCTTGATCCGAAACACGTTGTCAAGCCAAGTGGCAGTTTCGGGCCGAAGGGAGATTATTTGGAAGGTTGGCACGTCATCAACGAGCTAAACCGCGTGTTTGGCTTTGATGGCTGGTCTTACACAATCGACCTAAGCCGCGATGCGCTGGACAGGGTTGAGGGCAAGGACCAATGGGCCGCAGCTTACACCTGCATTTGCACCCTGACAGTTGGCCAAGTTACCCGGCAAGACGTTGGGTTCGGATCGGGCTTTGCAAAGGGCGTGGGCGATGCGATTGAAGGCGCGACTAAGGAAGCTGTGACCGATGCCTTAAAGCGCGCCGCTCGCACCTTTGGCAACGTATTCGGGCTGGCACTGTATGACAAGAGCCGCGCCAATGTGAGCGCACCTGTGCCCGAAAGTGTGAACCTGTTTCTAACCGGGCTTCGCGCGTCATTCGATGACGGGACTACGGTTGACTACTGGAAGGCCAACTTCCCCGGCGTGCCTCAAGAATGGCGGGCCTATGCCGTTGACCAAAAAGAACAGATCAAAGCCGCGCAAGGCAATGTCGCCAATATGCGCGCAGGATAAGGAACGATCATGCAAATTATCTCTATCGCAGGTTCGACCGGAAAAGACGCAGAATACAAGACCACGCAATCGGGGGCTGAATTGTGCAGCACGTCCGTTGCGGTCAATGGCTTTGCCAATGGCGAAAAGACGACCACATGGTATGATGTGACTAGTTGGGGCAAAGGCTCCGAGGGCTTGGCGCGTATCTTGCGCAAGGGTAGCAAGGTGGCTTGCTCCGGGGAACTGTCAACGCGCGAGCATAACGGCAAGACCTATTTGCAGGTCCGTACCAACGGGATCACCGTTCAAGGCACGCCGGGGGGCGATGAACGCCGAACGCCGGACGGATCGCAGGGAAGCCCGCCCGGACCAGCGGCAGCGGGGTTCAGTGATGACCTGGACGACGAAATTCCTTATTAATCAGCAACTTAACTCGCTCGCAACAGCGTGGAAGAACCGCCGGGGGGGTGCGGGAAACCCGGATATTTGGAGGATGCGTGAAAGTCAGAACCATCACACACGGGCGCGTCAAACCCCGTTATAACCCAACCCCAACGGCACGGGAGGCGGCGCACCGGGAAGCCGTCCGTAAGCACCCTTGCGCGGGTTGCGGGGCGTTCGGTGTGGTGGTGCATCACTTGTTGCAGGATTGCCCCGGCAAACGCTGGCGGCGGGATCATCGCTTTCAGGTGCCGCTCTGCAATGACTGCCACGTAGGCAAGGGCGGGGTGCATGACATTGGCGAGCGTCAATGGTGCGAGGTGAACGGCATTGATCTGCCCGCGCTGGCTGTGCGGCTTGAACGTGAAAGCGTGGCTATGGGGATATTGGAGGAACTGTGATGGCTGAATTTCACTGGCGCATAAAGCAGGGCGGCATGGTCGTGGCGGGCGGTATGGCCCTAGACCCAGCTACAGGATATCGCGAGTCCGGGCGGTACGCTTGGCAATATGCCAGCGAAGGCCCGATGACTATCGAAACGCGGGGCAAGGGCGGACGCTGGAGGGCGGTATGGAAGCCATCCTAATTCGCCGGACATTGGAGGAACTGTAATGGCTATAAAGGAAATTGATGTGACATCATTTATTGTCAAGCCGATCAAATGCGCAGATTGCGGGCAGTTCATTGCATACGCGGATATTGATGCCGGGCTGTGCAAATTCGAGTTTGAACCTGACAGCCATTTTGGTCCTGAGGTTGCGGATTGGTCTTGTTGCCGGTGTAGCGATGGGGATATTGACCGATGAATAGATATAAATGCACGGCGTGCGGGGAAATCTGCAAAGGCGTAGAAGTCCTGACAGCCGACAATCCGTTTATTGAGGGCGAAAGCATTAGCGGTTGTCCGCATTGCTACTCGGCTGAGATGTTGGAAGGAGCCTGTGACATTGAAGGCTGCGTCAACTCTTCATCGAGCGGGACGCCCATGCCCGATGGCAGTTACACGTGGCGATGCTGGGAGCATAAGGCGCAGGACGATGGCTGACATCCTAATCCGTCGCACGCCGTCCGGGTTTGTCGCGGTCTATCCAGAGGACATGCCCCGATGGCCCGTAGGCTCGGAATTGCTGGCGACAATCCGCCTGCCGCGCAATATCCATCTGCACCGCAAAGCCTTTGCCTTGCTTAAAGCATTGCACCCGCATGTGATGGATCGCTACCCGTCGCAGGAAGGCTTACGGAAGGCGCTGACAATCGGGGCGGGCTATGTCGATGACGTGCTCGACGTAAAAACCGGCGAGCTGCATTTGCAGGCCAAGTCCTGGGCCTTTTCAGGCATGGGCGATGAAGATTTTCAGCTACTGTATTCGGCAATGGTATCGCTCGCGATTGATATGGTGGCGGGGACGAATGCCGGTGATTGGGAAAGCGCGGTCATGGAGATTGCGCGGTTTTAAGGATTGATTATGAGCAAGGAACTACTTGCCGCCACAAGGCAGGAACTGGCGCTATGGCCGGACACCAGCTTTGTTGAAGAGGTATCGGGGAAGCACCGAAAAATCATCCTGCAATATAAGGATGAAACCCGGCTTGTCGTCATGGTGAGTACGCCCGGCGACCGGCGTGCGGGACTAAATCATATCGCGACTGTCAGGCGTGAACTACGGGGTATGGGCGCGTCAAAGTATAACCCGGTTGTCAGTACTCCGCGCCCGTTCATGCAGCACGTTCCCGCTGCCCAGCAGCCTTTCAAAGCATTGGAAACCATCATGAAGCCGACCAACAAAATCGAAGCCATTTTCTCCGCCATTGGCGATCTGCGATACGGTGAAATGCTGTTCCTCGCTCAGAAGTTGTCTGAAAACGCTGTTAGCATGAACTTGCGCCGCAACCGTCCGAACGATTGGGCAATGCTTTTGCAGGACGGCGTTGAAGAATTGCAGCGGAAAAACGAAATGCAGGCTGGGGAGTGATGCCGATGCACAAAGCAACACGACAGATCGAAGGCAGGACAGTGCCCACATGGAGAAAACCACCGCCACCGCGTGATAACGGTATGGCCCAATGGCTGCAAAGCAAAGGGCTGGGTTGGGATGGTAAGGTATTAGAGGGGAGAGGGTGAAATGGACAGGGCGCTTCCTACGGACCGGGCTACCCATGAACAGAGCCAGCAGGCTGTCTCTGCCGTGCCGGTGGGTATCCCTAGCGCGCGACTGACGCTGTCAGATGCCGAAATTGCGATGTTGCTAAATATCCCGGAGCAACTTCGACGGGAACGCAACTGGACCGGCGCGAGGGCGGTTGGAATGTCAAAACTGACCGAAGAGCGAATCCGTTGTTTCTTGAGTGAACGCCTTACTCTTTCAATTCACGCAGCATTCGAGGCCATAGAACGGGAGAAAGTCAATGCATGATGATGGCTTCCGCGAACTGCACGGAGCAACTCCGATGGCTGGCAAATCAAGCAAACCTGTGACCATTCGGGAACGGGACAACACAATCGCCATTTATGAAGATTTTTTCGAGCGCCTTATTCTTACGCCCGCTTCGGCCCGGTTTATGGCCCGTAAACTCAACCGCGTCGCACTCCGCATCGAAAAGCGCAACGCCGCGCAAGCGATTGAAGCCCGCAGGGCGGCAACCGGCACGGGTGCCGTTCACGAAAGCGCGGTCCGCCAGGATGCGCCCGTAACCAGTCCCGAAAGGCAGTCTCATGACTAACTGGAAAGCAATAGCCGAACAACTGGCAGAGGTCTTAGGCATCGTTCTGTCCGATGAAGAAGTTGCCCTTTCGAGGCCGGATCATGTGGCAGCGCATGAAGCCCTCACCCTATTCCAGTAGGCGAATGACGCAGATAACGGTTGACAGTCCGCCGGAATACGCGGATAAGTGGTGAATGGATTGGAAGCAACATTTGACCGCCACGGAAGCCGAAAGGCTAACGTATTTGGAAACCGCCGTAAAAGCAGCTGGCCTCGCCGCTACCGACGAGAAGCGCCGCATCTATGATAGATGCCGGGCAAGGGCGCGGTATGCAGCGAGTAAGGTTGCAGCAATCAAGGATGACCAGTGATGGCTGAACGCATAGCAGAGGACGTTGCTCGCATCACCTACAAGGTGAACCAGTTGGCGCTGCACAAGGCAATCTTGAGCGCACTGGAAGACGAGGTCGGCTGCGTATTCAACGAGACGACGAAGGTCATAATCCGCTGCAACAGTCGCGCGGAAGTTATCACCGAATACGTGACCCCTATCAAGGATGAACGTCATGGGTGAGCGGTGCGAGATGCCTTCCGGCGCAGAACGTAGAGCCTTTTCGCTTAGGTATCACAGCCACCCTGAGCGCGGGGCAAGCTGTGGAAGTATTGCCGACGATCTGGACCTTCTTCTGACCGGAGCGGCAGGCTTCGCAAAGGATGGGCGCTTGCAGTTGACTGAGGTGGGCTTTGCCGAACTGGCCGCTCTCACCCCGAAAGGCCCGACCAGTGAGTGAGACATTCAAAACGCGCGGCTATGATCCGCAGTTTGATACGCTTGCCGAACTCCGCGAATGGGCGGGTGGCATGATCAATAGTTGCTTCACGCCTTCGGCGATTATCGAAGTTGGCAGAGTAATCCGCCGTGTCACCCTAGCCCACGCTCATTTACCCGGAAAGGACTTGTGATGACTAACCCAACTGAGCGTGATGCCTTTACGCGCGGCTATCTGATTGCCGTCTCGACTTGCTTTCACCAGCATGGCGAGGACGTGATCTGCGAAGATATGTTGCGCGACCTTGGCGAAACTGAAGGTGTTTTGAAGCGCCTTGGTTTTGACGATTTCGACGCCAAGCCGCTTCGCAAGCTGATGCGCAATATCTCCCGCAGCAAGGCATGGGATAGCCGTGCTGCCACCCTACGCGCCGGAAAGGACCAGCCATGACCGACGCAAAGCAAATTGCAGAAAGTGCAAATTGCTCTGCCGATGTAGCGGGGGTTGTGGATCGGATCAAACTCGCTGTCGTGCAGGACATTTACGAACTGCCGGATTACGTATCGCCGGACGCTCAGCCCAATTTGCTGCAATGCACCGTTGAAGAGCTGGGCATCATTCTTGAGCGGGACCTTTCCGCCATCCTAACCACTCTCGCAAGTGGACGGGATGAAGTGCGGGGAGAGCCGGTCGCTTGGATGCGGTGGAGGGAGCGCGAACTGCACCACGGCAAGGATTTGGAATGGCAACCGCTTAGCGCTGCCGAAAGGGCCGCTGGATGGTCCGAAATCCCCCTCTACGCACTCCTACCACAAGGCGACCAGCCATGACCCCGGAAGCGCAAGCCGAACACTGGCGGTTGCAACGCGAAAGCCGGGCGCGCGCTGGAAGTGATCGTCCAATGACGACACTGGTTAGGCCCACACATAAAGGAGCGTCACATGACTGATAAGGTATTAAAAGGCCGCGCAGGACAGATTGAAGCTATTCGCCTTGATATGTTGCGGACGGGTAACGATGAAAAACTGGTCAACAAATTTGCCGCTGCCGTGATTAAACTACCGCCCGGAACAGAGGCGTTTAGCGCCGAGCGAGCGTGTTTCTTTGTCGTGGGACAAGAACTGACAGACACCTTGCAAATCCATGTCCGGCATAGAGAAGAAAATTGGCAGGCTCTTGTTAATCCTATGTCACTTTGTCCGGTGTCGTCTGTTGCAGAGGGGCTGGCGCATGACTGACCACACCAAAGCAATCGAAGCTGCGGGGAAGGCGGCTTACGAACGGTATAACGACCAAGACGCGCAGCCGTACTCCGAAATGGACGCGGACGATAAAGCAATGATGCTTGCCGAACTTCGCCCCGCAATAGCCGCCTTCCTGCGCACCGTAGAGGCCAGCCCGGCGATGATCGAAGCGGGTGAAGACCATTATCTAGCTGCACCTACATTCAAGGCCATGTCCGCCACACTCGCCGATGAAGTGGAGCAAGGGTGATGATCTGGCTTGTGCTGGCGGGATTGATCCTTGTCGCCATAGGAATAGCCGCTGACCCCGGCGACGATAGCGATGGAGTAGGCCCATGACTGACAAAACAACGCTGATCGAACTTGCCGGGCGGGTGGAAGCGGCGACGGAACCGAGTTTTGCCATATTTGAAAAGGCGTTCTTTGCCTGCAATCCCGGTCCAAGTGCGTTTGGATGTTCTGGTTATCACAACGAGGCTCTTGAAACGCAAAACGCAGCGATCAAGCGGTTCAAGAAATTTGTGGATGCCGAAGCTTGGCTGGACGCAGCCATGATGCTCGTGCCGGAAGGGTGCGAATGGACGATGGGCGCGGGCGGAAAATCGCCAGCTATTGTCACAATTTCTGCTGGCGGAGAGATCAAGGACGCTGTTCATGGTTTTGCAGCAACCCCCGCGCTTGCACTCACCGCAGCCAGCTTGCGGGCTATCGAGGGGATGGAGTGATGACCCAAGCACTGATCGAAATGCTTGCCAGCGCCCATACGCGCAATGATGACGCACACTTTGCCTACATCGCCTGTAAAAACCAAGACACCATCCTATCCGCTCTCCGCCAAGCTGGTGAAGCCGAGAGGCTGCGGGAACTTCGGAACGCGCCAGTGATCGAGTTTTTGCTCGGACAAGGGCCACTGCATGGCTGTCACTTTGGCGAAAAGCCGGACAATGAGCGCGGCAATTTCTGGTGGCGCAGACACTTACGCCAAGCCCTCGAAGGAACCCCCGATGACTGACGCAGAACGTATTGCGGCGGGGCTGACGAAAGCGCAGCGGGAATTGCTGATTGCGAGCGAACCCGGCGGATGGGGTCAAGCCTATGTAGACACCTGCCTAAAGGCCATGATGATGTACGGTGGAGAGGTTTTTATCAGGCAGGGCGCAGAAGGCTTTGAAGTGATCCCCCCGGATCGCTTCTACCTCAATCCACCGCCTACCGCCAAACCTGTGTACCATGATGGCGACAATTTCGATGACCCGAGGGTGCAGGCATTCATTAAACGAAACTAACAGCTACTCCACCGCCTCAGACCAAGCCTTCAAACCGGCAACCTTCGCCTTGCAATCCCCATAGGCTGAACGCAGACCGAGGATGTAGCTTAGCGTAAGCGTGTCGCGCTGGATTTGCGTTGCGTCCGTGCCATCGCGTGCGGGAATATCGGGGGTTGCTGGTTCATCTGCGCACGTTGTCAATTCAACAGGTGGCAGGGCTATCCTTACGGGCGGGGTGCCACATGCGGACAGTGTAAATAGTGCTAGCAGGATTACGGCTTTCATGATAGATACTCCGTTGCGGGGTTGCGCCGACAACTCGGAATGCGCCCCGCTCGATACTGCGGCGGCTGTTATGCACGATGTCCGGCGAGAGTTCTGCTCCGTGAAAGCGCCAGATGCCCCGAGCATAGGGGAGTGAGTTGAACCGGGTGCCGCCGCAGCATCACTTCCGCCCCGCATCGAGCGCAGCCTTAAGTGGATCATCCGACTTAGCCGCCGCCTCTCGCATTCGCTGGTTACCTGCTTCCACATCCGACACAGTGTCAGCAGCCGCGCTGGAAGCCGCTACAGCGCCCTCAGAGGCCTTTGCCTGCACCTCGGCCTGCACTTCCGCTTCATGCTCTCGGATCACCTTCCGGTCGTGACGGGCGATTACAGCCCATACAAGCAGGGCAATGGCAACGGCGGCACCCAAGTAGGCCAGCACCTTGGCAAAGCGCTGTGGCACCCCTCCTAGGACAAGTTTGGCGATAATCCAGGTCATACCTTTTCCCTCTCTGCGCGAAAGCCGCATACCGGCTTATACCGCTCCCGGTCATAGTAAGCCTGCGACCACGAATGCGGCGCGCTATCAGTGCGCGGGTTGCGGTTGCGCGGGTTGTAGCGGGGCTTCATTAGTCGCCGCCCCAACCTTCGATGAGTGATTCGGTCGAATCGGCGTTCAATTCCTTGTTGCTCATAGCCACCCCCATACAGTGTTAACAATCGCATACACCGAAAAGGCGATTGCAGCCATTGACAGCGAAAGGACAATGCAGCCCTTGCGGTCAAACATCATGGCCTATCTGGCATTTTTAGAGACATAGACAATCGTCATGCAAATCAGCGCTGCAATCAGCACCGCCGCGAACGGCCAACCCATTTGGATAAATTGCGTCATGGCACTTCTCCCTTCGTTTCAACAGTGACGGTAGTGGTTTGCGCATCGGCTTTGTCGTCAAACTCTAAACCATCGCGGCCAATTTTCATAGTCCGCTTGACCAGCAGGCTTCCGAGCGCCGCCATGCCCAAAAAAACTTGTGCATGGGCCGCGAGCGCGAGATAAAATGCGTACTCAGCATTATCCGAAACCAGCCAGACCCCTACCACCGCAAATAGCGTGAACACCGCGCACCCGCCGCAGATCGCCATGAACGCCCATGCGCGCCGTCCGTCCGGGGTCATTATGCTGTAGAGGGTCATGCCCAGCCCCCGGCCTGCAATGCAGTCTGGAACTTCATTGCGTAACCGGCAATCTCCGCTGCGCAGTCCGTCCCGTTAATGATCCGGCGCGCTTGCGTGAATTGTCCGACTGTAGCAGCGCCGCTTGCTGGCAAATAGCTCTGGAACGATTTGCCGGTAAACCAGCCATCCCGCATACCTTGCCGCATGATATTGGCCGCAATAGCCTGATCAAGCACGAGGTCCGGATTGTTTACCAAATCCACCCCCAGCTTGGCACCTGCCCGGACGTAGTTCGCACGGCCCGTTAGCTGGACATAGCCCCGGCCTGCGTACTTCGCACCGTCGCCCGGCTGCGTGTTGCCCAGCACTCTGGCAAGGCGCGGGTTTTGCCCCTGCGGATCATAACGCCGGAAAAAGTAGTTCGCGCCGCCATATTCCTTGATCGGCTGCATGGTGTGCGCGGTTTCTTTCCATGCCGTCGCCAGCGCATAGGCGGTCCATGCGAGCGGCAGGCCTTCACAAGCTGCGATGATGGCAGAAGCGCCGGACACCTCGTCATTGTCCAGTGTCGGCCCCATGACGCCCGTCCGGCAGACGTCAAAGAATTTACGCGGTTCGGTCATCATTGCTTGCAGTCCCCTGTATTGGTCCGGCATTCAAGCCGCGTCATGCGGTCACGAAATTCAGCCGCCGCAGCCTTCATCGCGACTATCTCAGCAGCTTGTGCCGCAACAGTCTTTTCAAGGTTCGCGATCTTGTTCCCCGTCTCCGCAGTCCCGACAAGATACGCCGACCATGCCATTCCCCCTGCGGCAAGTATCTGCCATAGGTGCTTGTCGAACCAGCCCGCCGCGCGGTTTACCGTCATCGAGCAATTCGCCGATTAGCACGCGCAGGCCGATGATCCCCAGTGTTGCCAAGATAAGCTTTTCCAACATTCCAGCCGCCCCACATGAAAAGGCAGACAAATTGAAGCCAGCCTGCCGCGCGCAATGCGTCAACGTAGTAGCCCACATTAAGCCCGTTGCTAGATATGAAAAACACTATATCAAAGATTGCCATACAGGCAAATAACGCGCCGATTGTCCTTTGCGCGCAGCCGATTGGTTTCGGGCGCGATATTGCCAGACCCGCGAAAAGGTCTATCGCAACGTAAGCAGCCGCCACCCAGAACGGCGGCTGTCCGCCTAGCTGCAAAGACGGCAATGCGAACGCGGCCATGCCTGTAGCCATCATCACCGCCCACGTTCTACCGCGCCGAGTGACAGTGCGCCAATCCCGCCAGTCAATGACCAGCGGGACAATCAGCATCATGGCCGCGAACGTCCACATTAGTCAGCAGTCGGCGTCGGGGTAGGGGTTGGTTCCGGCGAAGGCGGCGGGGTAGGGGCCGGGACGGGCGTTGGTACAGTGGTAGGCATGTTAGGTACTCCCTCTTGTTAAGCTGCGGTAAGTGCAAACATCGGCGGCGCTGCCAGTGTGGTTTTTGTCCCGGCCAATGTTGCGGGCGGGCCGCCGGCATAGGCAACGCTCTGCCGGATCAGGCTAAAGTTTATGCCAGCGCTATCGCTGCCAATCGGATATAGTGAACGAAGGTCGCCAGCCCGAACGGTGATTGCCGCGCTGGCATGGATCGCGATAAGATAATGCCTGCCCTTCTTGAACGTGAAGTTATTTGTCCACGTTTTAACGCCGTTTGCCGCCGTGGCAATATCTGCGCTCATCGCCAACCGCGCCAAAGAGGACAGATCATAAATGGCAATCTTCGCGTTGCTAGCCGCAACAAACGCCGACACTTCAAACGAAATTGCCGAGGTCGCAAAGTCACGCGCGGGATGAATTAACACCGCGTCCAGTTGATCTATTGCAAACGTGCTGGTTGAAGAATTGCTTCCCCAAGGCTGAGTGCTTGCAAAAAGGCCAGCGGTAAGCGGTGTTTTGAAGTGTACCCCGCTATCGTCATGCGGCTCAATTGACCAGTCCGTGCCGTTGGCATAAATCGAGAATGTCACGGCATTGGCATAAGGGCCGAAGCTGGCAGTTGCCCCGCCGTTGACAGTCATTGTCCCCGACGATGTGAAGTCAATTGAATTGCACCCCCCCGTGGCGCTACGACACGTTACCAGCCCGCCGTCCATCTGGAACAGCCGGGTCAGGTCCGCGTTCATATCCGTCAGGACCAGATTGAGGTCCGTCGCGATATATTGGCGGTCAGCTCGGGGGATATTGAAATCAAGGGCAACGGTTGTCCCTGTCCGCTTTTGAGAGACAAACACACCGCCGTTATCCGCGCCGATTGAAATTCCGGTAAAGCCACCGGGGCTAAGGACAAATGCGCCATCCCGAACGCTTGCCCCGCTTTCAAACTTGTCAAACTCAACCGGGCTGGCGCTGTCGATCACGATGTTTGCAGCGGACCCGGAATTAAGACGAATGTCCTTAGTCGTGCCTTCGCAATACAGCCGTCCGATAGACGCGCCTAGGATCGTCGATGCAGGGTCACGACCAATCCGCAGGGCAACACCGCCCGCCTCGCAATGGATTGTGCCGTACGTCCCGCCGTAGAGGCATTGCAGGTCCAAAGCCCCGCCACATGCCTGCGCCTGGATAGTGCCAATATCAATCAGGTTTGCATCATTGCCACGGGCGCAGAACACCGCGCCGAAATAGTACTCAATATCGCCTGCTGTCACCCCGCCTTCGATCCACGGGAAAACCGAGATTGTATTTGCGCCCCGGTCAACACTCAAAACGGTGTAAAGCATGCCGGTGCCGTTGATGCGAATTTCAGTGCATCGGGCCGGGCCGTCCATATAGGCGGGCATCATCGCCGCCACGGTCAAGACCGAACGCTGCCCAAAGCTGTTAGCCGTGCCGGTATCGGTGCGGGCGCTAAACGTGGTGCGCTGGCCACGGTCTGCCGTACCATCACGCGGGCCAGACCCTACACGGGAACCGGCGATATGGTTAAACCGCGAATGGTTGTTGTTCGTGCCAGCGGGGCCGGTTTCCGCACCGTAACATTTGAAGCCCGTGACGTGCAGAAAATCTAAGTCCAGATTGCCGCAGTTCTCATAATAAAAGCCCGTTTCAATCGTGCGGGTTGACCACGGGAAGCCCTGCCCATCCGGCAAGCCCAGCAGGTGCAGATTGCCGACGAATTTGAGAAACGGAGCCTTTTTGATTTCAAGCAGGTGGTCCATTGCCCCATCGCCGCGAATACGCCCGTGGCAATAGACGGTTGTGGTGTAAAGCTTATCGGTAGTAAACCCGCCGTCGCCATAGTCGAAGTCATAGGCAATCGGGATGGTGGTCCGGTAATTCCCAACCAGTGCCGCGAATGGGACTTTATTCTCAGCAATGTAGGCCAGCCAAGCGTTCAAGGCCAAACCATCATCCGCTACTTCACCGCCGATAGCGCCAAACTGTTGCGGGGTGACAAAACCGCCAAAGCCGCTTGCATCGCCGTTCACCGGATCAATGTCACGGTCGCCAATCAATGCGCCAGCGGACGTTTCCAGCCGGGCGCGATAGGTAACGCTGTCGTCGAGGTAAATCTCTGGAAACCAGCCATGCGTGTCGGATGTCACGGTCGAACCTAGCGATGTGGCAAAGGTTGAATCGGAATAGACCGCTGCGGGAGTGCTAGTCCCGGTGACGTAGAACTTCCACTTTGCGCCAGAAACGGGGTTGCCCGCGTTATCCGTTGCTTGGGTTAGGCCCGGAAAAAATAGGCTCATGCTTTTGCCCCTGTTGTGCTATTGTGACGAATGAGTTTGTTTTTTGCAACGCTTCTAAAAGCTGTTTTGCTCGAATGCTTCCACCGGATCACTGGGGGGCCATTGTTCCCAGCGAAGCCGCTGCCGTGGCTGACCCGATCATATTGGCGCGCTTCTTCAACTGAGAAGCGATAGCCGCCCGGCGCGGGCCTGCCGGTGCCAAGGCCCCTTGCATGACCTTGCGAACGCCCGGCGCATAAGCCCCGGCGATAGCACCGAGAATAACCGCCGTGGTTGGCTCAAGATACGCTGCCCCGCCTGCGGCAGTACCGGCAACCATCGTGCGGCCCGCTGTGCCGCTATCAGGTACGGTATCGTCCAGCGAGCGACCGGCGTGGGCATAGTCCTGCATCAAAGCATCGCCACGCAGATAGGACTTAGACCTTACTCCGCCGCTGGTCCGCTGTACCGCGCTGTCAAAGGCGTTCGGGGTGAACGTACCACTATCACCCCCGCGCCGCGCCGCAGCTTCTTCGATCCGCACAAGTTTGGCATAACCAGCATCAACCGCATCAAGCAGCGCAACCGATTCAGGATCAGAGTTGCGGCGGGCGGCATTATCTAGCGAACCGCGAACGCCGCGTAGAACTTCGGCCAAAGCCTGCTGTTCTCCGTCCGTGCTACGGCCAAAGCGGTCAATGTGCTTTTGTAGATCAGACATGGTGCGCTTGTACGCATCCCCAGTCAGTTGCCCGTCCACTAGGCGGTTGTTCACGTTGTTAGCCATAATGGCCTTTAGCTTACCCTTCATCGTCGGACCAAGCGTCGCAATATCATCCCCGAAACCTGCCAGATCAGTCGCTAGCTGTTCATCGGGACGCATAACCATGCCACTGCGCGCTTCCGCATATACCCGGTCAAAGGTGCGCTGCGCATAGACATGCGGGTCAGTGCCGGGGCGCATATCCTTGGGAAGCTGTTCACCAACTTCTTTCAGCGCTTCATTGAACGCGCCGACTTGGAATTGATCCCGCGCCTCTTGCCGCGCGCCCGCGATAGTACGGCCCAAGATAGGCACCGATTGCAGGCTTTGTTCGACATTGTTGACAGTGCGGCCAATCACGCCCTTATCAGCAACCCGCTGCCCAAGGGTAGGCCTTACCCCGGCGTCATAGATTGCGTTCAAGCCGCCGCCCGTAGGCCCTATGGCGCGCGAAGCACCTCGGACCAGCCCTTGCCCCGCCAAGCTGCCGAGGCCCGCCAGAGCGCCGCCCTGTGCCGCCCCTGCCAACCGACTGCCATCATCAGCCATGCCAGCGCCGTTTGCCGCCCCCATGCCTACATCAGCAAGCAAGCTGCGACCAAGGCCCGGTGCCATGCCAGCCCGTGATAGTAGGGCTTCGCCAGATACTGCTGCTAGGACACCGCCGCCGACTTCACCAACCGCTGTTGCATTCGGATTGATTGCGCGTGATGTGGCAAGGCTGTTGCGCACTTGCTGGCCATCGCCGCCAACCGCTTCCGCAATGCTATCGAGATTGTTGCCCGACAAGAAATTGCCAGCTCCGATAGCCGCTGCACCTAGCGGGGTTTGGCCAACCGCATTGACGCCCTGTTCAACCGCGCCCATTTGTTCAAACGTATCATCTAGCTGTTCGGTGCCGTAGTTGCGACCATCCCAATTGCGGGGGCGCTTCTTGCGGTCGTTAATTTGCTGAATGACAGTCGGGAAAGCCGATGGGGCAACGCCGCGTTCACGCAGCCACGGGACTAGCGTTTCGGCGCTTTCGCCCTTTAGTAGCCGCGCCATGTATTCATCGCGCACGCCTGCAAGCTTAGGATCGTCCTTACGCTGCGTCCCGCCGCTTGCACCTTGAACGCGCGTATCAGGGTTGCTCCACGGGGACGGCCCACCTTCTGGACCGCCAGCCGTGGGGGCTGTGCCGCCAACCGCAGCCTGTGGATCATTAGGCTGGTCGGTAGCTGCGCCAAGTGCTTCCATTGCCATCACCGGCTCATACAGGATATCAATCGCCTCTTGATTGTACCCGTTGGCAATCATGAACCGGCGTTGGCGGTCCAGTGCGCCGCGTAGAATATCGGTTCGGCGCTTCAAGTTTGTCCGAACTTCGAGAGGGTCAAGACTAGGGGAGACTGTCGTGTCGGCGTATGCCTTTTGCTCCGATGGGGTAAGCGTCGCGCCAAACAGATCGTTACGAACTTGGTTGTCCAGCGTCTTGAAATTAGCCCACCAGTCGCGCTGCCCCGGCGAGCCAAAGCTGGAAACCGCGCCTTGGATTGTGTTCTCAAGCCCGCCGGTTAGCGTGTTGCCTGCGTAGTCATCCTGAAATCCCGCCTGCGAACTTGTGAGAGACGAATACGCTCCTACACCGGACTCAATACGGCTCGCAGCCTTGTCTGGAACTAACTTTCCGCCAGCAACTCGCTTTTGCCCGGTTTCAGGGTCATATTCAGCTTGGAACCGAATGCGCTCACGCTCCCGCGCCTCACGCGCCGCCGCAGCGGATTCCTCCTGCAATTGCTGATCGCGCACGGCACGCTGTTCAGCCGCTGGCTTGTAGGGATCGGCAGGCTTTACGACCTGATCAGCTTGCGGCGGCGCGGCGGCTGACAGATATTTTGCATAGGGATTTTCAGCCATTATTTACGATCCCCGATTACAACATGCCAATGCGGCCCAGTCGCGTGCTTGCTTGGGTTTGAAACTTCATCGCGGGCTTCGATAATCTGATAACCTGCGCCGCGAATCCGGGACACGTACTGGTCAAACGTCATGCCTTTAATCGGCGCAACGTCAACCGCGCCCCTAGACCGCGCGTGCCAGCTTGACGGGTTCGCGCGGGACAAGGCATGGTTAGGGCCGCGATAGCCGCTGGTCACTCTTGCCCCCGGAAACAAGTCGCCAATCACTGACCGCCCATTGGGAACAGTCTGTCGAAAGGTGCTAGACGCGGGTTGCGTCTGACCCCCGTTCCCTAGGATGCGCGCCGATGCGCCTTGGCCGAATATCTCATCAAACTGTGCCGCGCTTCCGGGATTAGCCCGCAACTCTGCAATTGCCTCATTAGGGGGGGGTGGTTGCGGCCCGCCTTCCAATTGCAAAGCGGAACGGCGGCGGGTAGCGCCCCGTCCATCGACATATTCGGAAGCGTACTTGTTCTGAATAACGCCCTTCATCGCCTCGTTAAATTCAGGCGTTCCCGGCTTGTAACCAGCGTCCGTCAATTCCCGCGCAATGCCTGACAACTGCTGTTCGTTGCCCTTTTCAAACAGGCTCGCGATCATGCGCTGCTGGCCTACCCAGTTCGGATCGTACTGCGGCGGGGCCTGTGATACATCGAGGCCCATTTGCTGCGCTGCGGCGAGGCCCTGCTGATAGGTGCCTTCATCCTGCACCCCGTCCAATAGCCGCGCCACCATGCCCATTTTTTGGCGGGCTTGCTCTTGCTGCTGCTGCATGTCCTGCTGCTGTTGCCGCGCGGCCTGTGCTTGCTGCTGCTTGGCCTGCATCACGAACTGCGGATCGAACTGCGCCAGTCCGTTTAGATTGGTGTCGTTAGGGTCCGTGGCGTAAGCGGTGAAGGCTTTGCGGGTGTCGTCCTTGGTCCGCATGTCGCGGCCTTGCTGGAACGCCTGCATTGCCCCCAGGCCAATCGCGCCGGGGTTGGTTAAGTTCTCATACATCTTAGCGGCCCCCGAAATAGCCTAGAACATTGCTGCCGATATTGGCGAAGCTGCCGAGCGTGGCGTTGCTGTTGTTGGCGCGGGCAATCGCCGCCTGTGCCTGATTATTCGCATTGGCGGTGTTGTTGGCCGATGTGGCATTGGCATAGTTGACGCCCACCCCGGCCTGCGCACCTGCGGCCTGCAAGCCAACGCCCTGCTGCTGTCCAACCAACCCAGTGTATTCGTTCCGGTAGCCCGCCTGAAGCCCTTGGCGGAACTGTTCCAACCCCTTCATGGCCGCGCCGCTCTTGACCGTTCCAGCGCCAGCGTAGCCCGAATTTACGGCATTTGCGCCGCGATCAAACTGGAACGCATAGTCAGAGCCTTCGAGGTACTTCTTGAAGCCATCCCAAGGGTTAGCCTGCGCGGTCTGCATTGCCTGCATCTGTTGCATCGGCTGTGGCTGGCCATATTGCATGTCCTGCTGCATGAACTGCCCAAGCCCGCGATTGCGACCATACCCGTCGCCAAAGTCGTCAAACTGCCGTCCATAAGCTTGTGGTTGGCCAAACTGCTGCCCCCATGCCTGCGGCTGTGCGAATTGCTGTTGCATCGGCTGCATCTGTTGCGGCTGGAACGAACCTAGGCCAAGCATTGAATTGAGCGCGCTGTTAGCCGCCACGCCGCCTTGCACGAACGGGGAGAGCGTTTCCTTGTTCTGCCCGTAAATATCGCGCTGCAAGGCGTTGTTCTGGTCAGTCGCGGCAGTCTGCGCGGTTGTGGCCTGATTGATGGCCTTGCTGTTCTTGCTCGATGATAGCGCACTGGCACCCGCGCCTAGCACCGCTGCACCGATTGTTGCCGCCGCAAGTGAAATCGCCATTACAATTCCTTCGTGAATGTCCGCTCGGTCAATTTATAACCGCGCCGTTCATAAATCCGCGCCGCGCCCGGCATGGCGATCACATCAAGCATCAAGGATTGTGTCGCACCTTTAGCCGTCGCCAGTCGTTCCGCTTCTGCCAGCAATTTCAGACCTTCAAAGCCTTCCGAGCGCCAAAACAGTTCCTGAAATACTCTACAATTCCGGTTGAACGGGTGCGCGTAAATCAGCCCGCCAAGCATGGACTTTTCGCCAACCAGCAAAATGCCATCATCGGCTTCGATCAGTTGCGTCAAAAGCAGTTCAACGCTTTCGTCATCCCAACCGACTTGATCCGTTACCCCTGCGTCATCCGCAAACCGCTTACCCAGTTCCATAACCATCGGAATATCGGCTAGGCAGGCTTCCCGGATCACAGATAGATGCCCCCAAAGCCCGGTGCGCCGACATAATCCCCGTCCGTAGGCGGTGCAGCAGCAGCAGGTGTCATAACCTGCCCGACAAGGTGCCGGTCGCCGGTCTGTGCTGCTGTTGCCTGCGATGTGGTGGCCAGATAAGTAACCGTCCCGCCTGTACGGGCTGCGTCGTCATAGTAGATGTAAACCAGTGTCGAATAGGGTTGCGCCAGCACGGACCCGGCATTGACCGCAACACTGGTCCCGTCGCCATAAACCCGCGTGTGAGCGCTGATCGTCACGGTTACGTTGGCCCCTGCGTCCGTCCCCGTTATCGTGGCCCCTGTGACCCCGCTGGCCGTCAGAGCGGCAACTGTCGTCGCGCTGTCCGCCGCTGCCTGAGCGCCTACCGCAGCCGCGTCCGCTGCTGCCGCCGCCGCATTAGCTGCATCTGCCGCCGCCTGCGCCGCCGCTACCGCCGCAACCGTATCGGCTAAGGCGTTGAATGCGTCCTCAATTGCCTTGGCGAATGACTGCCACCATTGCTGAAACGCAGCGACCGGCGTTCCATCCTTGGCCACAATCGCAAAGCGTTGAGGGAGGCGAGGCAGCTTAAGTGCCATCACAGACCCCCGAACGGTTCGTTAACCAGCACCTCAGAAACCCTGAAGCCAACTGGATCAGTCACCCGGAACTGCGCAAAAAAGCCAACTCGCGCCGCCTGTCCGCAACCGACCCATTGCACCAAATGCCGGTAGTCGCCCTGCGTTCCCAACGTGGTTTGCCGGTGTCCGCCCCAAGTCCTGCCACCATCGCGCGAAAGCCGCATTTCGATGACCGGATTAGCATAGTCCCCCGACAGGTAAGGCGTTTGGCCGGTCTGGCATCGCAGCACCACATTGTTAATGAACGGGCCGAGCGAGTTAAGCGGCTGTCCGGCAGTAAAGATACGTTCCAGATCTCCGCCTAGATCGGTGTATGTGTCGCCAAAGCCCAGCAACCGGCCATCAATCCCGCTGCCAAAAACCCCGCCTGCGAAACACACCGGCAACCAGTTGGAATAGCCAACCGAGCGCAATTCGGTCCAAAACCCGGTACGACGATTGTACCCCCAGGTTTCATTATCCAAGGTCAGAGCCAGTATCTCCATGCCTTCAACGGTGAAGGTCCAGAGACTGCAATCCACGCTTTTGATTATCCGCTCTTCCAAGCCGGGGAACGAAATCACGTTATCCTGATCGGCAAAGCAAATCTGGTTGAGATCAGTCACCCAAGCAAATGACGGCCCGAACGCCGTAGCACAACCCGTTGCCCGTACCCCGCGTTCAAACACCCGGCCTTCCAGCGGCTGAAACGGTAAATCAGCATCGTTCGTATTCGGCCAAAACTCAACGGTTTCAGAGCCAAACAGAACCGCCATGTCGTCAATGAACAGAATATCTAGCAGATTGTCGGACTTGCTTTCCGCATTGGCAAATGAAAGCCCGTCAATCGTGGTTGAAAGCACATCGGACCAGTAGAAGTCTCCCGTGCCTTCCCGAATGCACAAGGCCCGCGCTGCGCCGACCACAACCTTAGTCACATCGGCCCCGTCAGGGAACGCGATAGCCGCCAAGGTCGTTCCGTCATAGCCGTACAGCGAAGCCCCGCCTGCAATCAGCAGATTGTCGCTATATCCCGCCATGCTGATCGGGCCAGTGAAGCTAACAGCGCCCAGTAATGTACTATCGCGGTAGAGACTGTTGCCCGATACCGCGAAGCGCTTACCGCCTAGCACCCCGTCAGCCTTGAACAATGCCTTGACCGGGCCTGTCCCCAGCGATTCCAGTTCATCTAGCCCCGGACGCGAGAGCAGGATAACCCCGCGCTCCTCGGTCTGCGAAGGCTCTGCCAGCATATTGACGACTTGCAGATCGGGGCTTGCCGCCCGGTCGCGATTGAAGGCGGTTGTGGCGAACGGGACTTTCATCAATAGTATTCCGTGCCAACCCGGTCAGCAGGCAGGTTGGAGTGCTTCAACTGCTGCAACCCGGTGCGTGCGTTCAACAGCACATCACCTGTCAATTCGCGTCCGTAATGCTCAGCACAGCGCACGGTCAGCCCGTATTTGAGCGCCTGAAGCTTCCAGCTTGGAATGAGTAAATCAGTGCCTTCCTCAAGCGGCATAGGGCAACCAACGGAAGCCCCGGACACTTCAAAGAACGCAACCATATCGTTTAGGCGCTCAAGTGCGTCAGCCCCCGCCGCTGCGTCAATTGATGCCCCGTTACCAAACACTTTACGCAGCGCAAATTCGATTACGCCGCTAGCTTTGGTCGGGCCTGCCTGCGTTGCGGTGATCGGGATATAGAGCGTTTCGGGCAGCACTTCACTGTTACCAGTCAGCGCCTCTAGTTCAATCACCCCGGACGTGCCATCGACCCCGCCGGACACCATAAAAATAATGTCATTGCCGCTGGATTCATCCGCTAGGATTACGCAATCCGTTGCTACCAGTGTGTAGGATGCAAGGCTGTCACCTTCCGCAACCGGCACGGTATAGGTGTAGGTATAATCAGCGCCAGAGGGCTTTGCAGTCAATGTCAGTGCCACTTAGCGCCTCCCTACCGATGTGCGCGCGGAACGGCCCCCTGTTGCCGCGCGGTTGATGGAACGTGACGAAATAGAACGGTCTATACCTTGAAAGCCGATATGACGCCCCGGCCCCCGGATAACAATCGAAACGACCTCGCCCTCTGCGTAACCGTAAGCCCAATATCCGGGGGCGACGTAGCCGGTCATTATTCCCAACCGTAAACGAACGTCACCACGTGCGCCACCACGCCGGTTGTGCCAGCCGTGCCGATGTGTTTGGTTACAAGCTGGACGAACTCGCCGGGGTTTACAAAAACAGGCGCGTCACCAAGGTCCATATAGCTATCACCGGGCTGCGAAACAATTGTGCTAGCGGCTTGTGCAGCAGTGACAACCTGCGTCAACCCTGCCAGCGGCAAGCGTCGCGCAGCTTTTGTTGAAGCGCCCTCAGCCGTTGCCAGTGAAACGGCAGTATGCCCGAACGCGAGGCTATATTGCGCCACATACGGCCCGCCAACCACTACGGTCTGGACGTAGGACATAAGGCCAATCCCGCGAATAACCAGCCTCCGCCCCGGTACGTTCACAGTCCCCGCCGGAACCTGATAACTGGAAATGATCCCGTCCGTATTGACCGCGAGCGATACCGTTTCCCAGAACTGCCCGCCAAGGCCAGAGCCTAGCGCTGCCGTGGTGTTAGTTGGTACGGCGGCGGTAGGGTTAGTGCTGTTAGGATAGATGGCAAGGCTACCCATAGTGCCGCCCGATAACCCCGAATACGGGCCGTAGAGCCGGTTGCCAGCGGTCGAAATGGTGGTGGTGTTGTTGGTCCCGCCCTGCCGGACCCCATAAGCCCCCAAGAACGCCTGCATGGCACCGCTTGCCGCGCCGCCGACAATCCGGTGTTTGAAGAAATACTGCATCCCCGCCGCCATGCAAATACGGCCTTGCGCGGCGGGCAGTGGGATTGATCCGAGCATGACAGCCCCGGCCCCGTCATTTACCCAAAACTGTGCCTCGACCCCGCCCATGTAGCAAATGAACTGGTAGCGTTTGTTGCTGGTATAGGCCCACGTTCCAGTGCCGCCCGATAGCGGGAAAACGCCCGTGCTAGTTTCTGTGCCGTTGAACGAGGCAATCCCTTGCAGGCCAGCAGCGTTCAATCGGAAAAACACACCATCACCCGGTGCAACCAAAGCGGTGCCAGCAAGCCCAAGGCCAAATTCGACAAACGTATTTGTAGTAGGCTGCGCCGAAAAGCCGACTTCCGTATCTGCCGAAAGCGTAGTTGTCCCTGTGTTAGGAAACTGCGCATAGGTTGCGAGCTGCGTCCCGGTATTTACGGTTGTAATTGAAGTCGCGTTCGTCGTGAGCTGCCCCGCCGTCCATGTGTTCGTCATGGTCGTGGTCAGATATTGATGCTTGCCGGTGTTTTGCGCGGTGTAGTTGAACACCTCTTCGTCGAGGATCAAATCCTGCGAAACCCGCAAGCGATAGTCAACGTCAACTTCTGGCGAGCGAAGGTTTACCGCGCCAGTCAAATCGCCGCCGTCATTCTCGCCATAAAACTTGACCGCACCCACTCGCGAAGGGTTAGTCGTCACATCGGTTTCAGGGCGGACGTGCAACTGGTTATCAGTGGATTCCACCAAGTTGCCGGTAACGCCTGCGATAGTGCTAGGAAATGCCATTTCTAATCCCTCTTAAGCCCAAGACCAACGGACAGCAAACGTCCCCTGCATTTCATAAAATGAGCGCGCGTAGATCGTGCCGCCAACCCCCGCCGTAGGCAATGCCGACAGTGAGAAAAGGATAGGCGCGTAGCGATGGTCCGCCGCGTCATGATCGATGGTCACACCGTCGGCCATAATCCACGCTTGCACCTTTGACCCCGCGCCCACGCCCGTATCGGCAAACGTAACCAATGCTTCATTCGATCCGGGAAACGCGCCGAAGTCGATTGTTGCCGTGCCGTATGTTGCACCGCCCCCACCACCCGGAACTACCCAAACCGCATCATCGCGAAGAAACTTTGTCCCGCCGCCGCCGGATGCAGGCACGGTGCCGTTATCGAAATCGCTAAAAACGGGGATCAGGTTGCCAAAGTCGCCAAACCCGATTTCTTGCACCGGCCCCGAAATGCCGTCCGGGTTGCCCAGCACAGTACTCGCAAATAGCGGGTCCAGATCAGCCGCGTTGCCCGTTGTCGCAATCGCTGCCAACCCTGTAATAGTTCCCGCCGCCTGCGTCCCCGTATGCGTTGACCGGTCCCGCAAAGCCGCGTCAGCCGCGTTGACCGTCGCACCCGCCGCGATCCCGGCAAGCTTGCTCTCTTGCGCCGTGGTGAAGCTGGCCGTAGTCGCCGTCAGGACCGCCGCGAGGGGTTGATATGACCCCGCCGCCTGTTTGCCATCTAGCGCAGTCTGCAATCCTGTAACATCGGCAATCACATGCCCGTGGACTGCCGCCGCATAACTACCCGCCGCCTGTTTCCCGTCCAGCGCCGTTTGCAGGCCGGTGACGTTGGCAATGGTGTGAACGTGGGCCGATGGTGTGAATGATGCCGGGATGCCCGTTAAATCGGCATATGCGCCACTAATCGCTACCGCCGCCAGACTTGCCGCCTCAACCTTGTCGGTATTCAGGTTCGTGAAATTCGCGTCAACTTCGGCATGTGTTAGTTCGCTGCCCTTACCGGCACGGGTGACGATTGTTGCCATGTGTCACCCCCCGAAAGGAAAGGGCGGGAGCGCAAACCCCCGCCCAGCCCATTACAGCGCCAGAGCGCCGACATACCCGGTAAACACGCCGTGGTCCTTGCCGTTGTAAATCAGCTTTTCCACGCCGCGCATTTCGTGAATACCAACACCCTTTACGAAACCGTAGTCCCGCGTGTCGGTGGTCGATTTGGTCATCTGCGCCCAAGCAACGCCCAACGACTGCGCACCGCACAGGAAGTAAGGCGAAACCAGCGCCGATGCCGCACCGACTGCGCCCAAGGTGGCGATTTCCTGAATCTTGCGGATGACAACGCCATCCCACATCAGGTCACCGTCATTCCACAGCGGGTTGCTGTCGCCGCGTTCCTGCGCATTTTGCAGCGAAGTCGCCAGGTCAAGCTTGAGGTCACGGAATGCGCGAGCATCCGCAAACATCACGAACGTCTCGCTGTCTTCACCAACCGTGACGGGCCGAATCTTGGGGCTGGCCTGCTCAGCGCGGGCCTTGGCCTTGGAAACAACTTCCTTGGTCAGCTTCATCGAAGCGGTAACGAGCAGCAAGTCAGCCGAATGGTCGGTATAACCGCCCACACTGCCATCGCCAAACATCACGCGATCCGAGTTGGCAACCAGCCACGCATCCTTAACGCCTTCCGATGCCGATCCGTAAGCCGTTCCCGACTTTGAACCCAGCGCCGTAATGATGTCAGTGCGCAACTTCGACATGGCCCACAGCTTCAGCATTTCCTTGCTCGCATCGCGGAGCGGAATGCCGGTGAACTGCTGGTCGTTGTCAGTGACCGCCACAGCGTGACGCAGGGTGGCAACATCGATCTTGTGACCGTAGTTGCCCAGCGCCTCTTCGTTGCCTTCCAGCAGGCCGTTACCGGTCTGACCGCCGCCGGTCAGTTCGGTGATCAGCGGAATTGTAATTCCATCGCCAGCCTTTTTGGTCAGATCACCCTTGGTCTGGATAATGCTGTTTTCGGTGGTGCCCATGTAGCGCTTGAAGCGGTTGGCACGGACGTAGGACTTGAAGAAATCATTGTCCCAAAGCTCTTCGACGTTAGCCGCCTGTACAGTGGTAAATGCCATGATGAAAAATCCATCTCTTGCGGGATTAACCGCGTGGTGGGAGCGGACGCTTCACAGCGTCAAATTAACCCTTGCCGTTCAAAATCTCTTCAAGCGACAATGGGCCGCGCGGGGCGTTTGAAGCCACACGCGATGACTGAGCGTCCGCAAGTGAAGCGGGGAGGTTAGGCGTCACCGCAGGTTGTGCCTGCAATTCAGCCATGATCTCTGCCCGCAGTTTCGTTTCAAGCTCTGCAACATTGGTTGCACCGAGTGTCTGCATCCGGGTGTGGTTTTGAGCGATTTGGTACGCCTTGTTCCACGGGTGCGGGTCGGCCATGACCTGTTGCCCAAGCGAAGGATTGTCCCGCTCCAACTGAAGGTAAACGTCCTTCATCTCGTCAAAGTCCGGCGTATTCTGGCGCATCATCATTTCAGACATTCGCACAGTGGAACGAAGTTCCGCCTGTTCAACTGCCGTGGTGACGACTTGTGAGCCGTAATGCTGGAATGCGCCCTGTTCATCCTCCCAAATGGAAGGCGGGGGCGCAGCAGGTTCCTTTTGAAACGATGCAATCTGTACTTCGAGGGCTTGAATGCGCGCTTCGGCCTCTTGCCGCTTGCGCACTTCATCCTGTTTCGCCTTGATCGGCACCATTTGAGGTTCTTCGGTCGGCGGCACCGCGTTCACAGTTTCCTGCGTTTCGCCCGTTGATTTCGGCGCAAACTTTCCGCTTTCGTCGCGCGGTTGCCCTATCGTTTCAGGCTGCGGTGCGGCTTCAGCTTCAATCGGCGCAGAAGTGTCTTCCCCATTCAGGATTGCGTCCAAGTCGTCCATGATTTCCCTCAAACGCCCGTTAAAGTCGGCGGCACTTCTAAACGCCCGTTGGTCGGCGGCACCTTCCACGCCTTGACGGCGGTGAAACTCTAAGCTGCTTGCGAATATCCGGCCTGCATCGCGTCGGTCGTGATGCCCGCCATGATGGCCTGCACCTGCGCCGCGTTCTCAGCCGTTTCGCTCTGCGTCTTTTCGATGTTGGCAGTCTCAGCCCTCATCGCGATCTGCTTCATTTGCTCCTGCGCCGGATCGGGCGGGGCCTGCTTGGCTTGGTCCATAATCTCCCGCAGCTTGTCCTTGTTGCGCAGGCTTGACGCTTCAATCAGCATCTCAAACAGCGTCGGGACGTATTGCGGCGGAGCCATCGGGGCAAGCTTGGTCAACTGGTCAAATTGCTCAATTTGCAGCGTCGGCGAATCCTGGACCTCTTCGATCTGAATATCGACATCAAGCTCAGCAATGACATTAGCGGGCTGCTGCATCGCCGGGTCAGCCTGAAGCTGCATGGCGTACTGCTGTGCGGTTTGCTGATCGATCTGGCCCGCCTTCATCGCATCGCGCAACTTGACCGCTGCCAGCGCGCCTTGCGTGGTATTCATCCCGACAAACCGCACGTTCTTTTCGTCGTCCGTCACCCGCACCCAACGTTCCTCATTCCAGAACTGGCGAATGCGATTCCAGATTGCCCGGTAAACGCGAATATTGAAATGCCGCAGGTTGTCCAGCAGCGGGGCCATTTCAGTCATCCCGCCCTGTTGCAGCAGTGAGATTGCCTTGCCCGATTGATCCTGCCCAGACTTGCCCTGCATAGTTGCGTTAGGGCCGACTGCCTTGATTGCGTCCTTGGCCTCTGCCAGCAGGTTGAAGTGACCAGCGGCCATTGTCTGGCTGCTTAAGTCTTCTACCTCGCCTTGCGCCGCAATCAGGACACCATCAGGCCGGTTGAACTCCTTGCGCGCTTCTTCAGGATCAAGACCGCTTGCCGGGTCAACCCGGATCGGGCGACTATTCGACAGGTGTAGAAACCGCGACCGGCGCTTGTTCACTTCATCCTGAAGCGTCATGTAATCGCGCACCGGGCCGTAGCGGTCGTTGTCACGGTCCACATAGGCCGATTGCAGAATCAGCGCGCATTCGGGCTTGCCGTCTTCATCGACAAACGGCGAAGCAGCCATCGCTTCCAACTCGCCGCTCAGCGTAAAGACACCACGCTCCCAATCGCCACGGCAGCGGTCATAGATCGTGACAATCCGGACGCGGCGACGCTTGGTATCCCCCCAATTCGCCCACTTGGGCTTGTCGTCATAGGTGTCTGAAGCGGACGAACTACCTTTGTTCAAGGTTGCATCAAGGATGGCCTCACTCTCAGGCCAGCGACGCTTTGCCTCCTCAATATCCATCCATGTGACATAGCCGAGGTAGCTAGCGTCACTGAAATCAGCCTTGGAGCTGTGCGGATCAAAGAACAGGCGGTCCCAATCCAGCGCCTTCAACTTCGGATCAATGCCAGCCTTGCCCTGTTCCGCAAAGACCTCAAGCCCGCCAAAGCCTTCAACCAGCATGTTTTGAAACACGCCCGAACGCTTTATCGGAAAGTCCTGGTCCTCGGTCACATAGCGTAGCGCGTCCGTTACCGCGTTCGCGTCGTCGTCATGTGCAGCGGTGCGCGGGTAGGCCTTAGGGTCAGTCCGCCCCTGCCGTTCAAGCCCGCACAGAAATTCAACCTTTGGCCGGATCAGGTTCTCAATCACAATCGGCTGCTTGCGCTTTTGCAACGCCTTGATCTGATCGGGGGTTAGCTGCCTGCCGTCATAGTAATCACGGGCCTTTTCCGCCTCACTGCGCGCGGTCTGGCTCGCCTCTTCTGACGATTCAAACTTGCGTACAAGCTCGGTGTGGTAGGAGGTGTTATTCATCATTCCTCCTAAGCCGTTATCCAGTCGTTATCGGCTTCAGCCTTAGGCCAGTAGCCATCTTGGCGGACTTTGTTTGTCTGCTGCTTCACAATCGCCGGGTGCGCTTGATCAATCGCCCGGCCTATCAAACTTGAGCAATCCACATCATCGTCATGCTTGCCCGCCGGGAAGACCAAATGCTCGCCAAGGTCTGCCCCCGGCTCGAAGAATACCCGGCCCGTTGCCGCCATAGCTTGAAACGAACGCGCCCTAGTCGGCTTGTCAGCCACACTTGGCAACCACTCCAACCGGCAATGCACGTTGCGTTCCCGCATCCTGCGCCGCAGCATCGGCTCGATTGCCTTCTGGATCACCCCGCCTTCGCCAAACCATGCCAGCGGCTTGTATTTGGCTATCAGGTCTAGCTTGGCCTCAATCCACTTGTCGCTGGTCGCTTGTTCGCGGTAGCCATCAACGCGATAAACATCACCCTTGCTGTCAATACCCCAAATCCTATGGACTGTATAATCCCCGCCACCATCGGTAACGGCATAATCGCTTGTGCCATAATACCGCAGCGCGGGAAGCTTTGACCACGGTGTGAACCATGCCCGTTGAAAGAACGTGCCTTCATCTGGTTGCGGTTGCTGCTGGTAGAGCGCCGACCACTCACGCGGGCCGATTGTTGCCTTGATCCGCGCTAGAGCGTCAACGTCATACCATGCGGGCCAGAGCGCCTCGCCAGCCTTGTTTATTGCAGGGAGTTCCAGCACATCCCATTGCCCAGCCTCTTGCTCAAGCAACCGCCCCGCCAGATCATCCTCATGCCAGCGGGTTTGGATTAGAACAATCGCGCCGCCCGGCATTAGCCGCGTGTAGAGCGTTGAACGATACCAATCCCACACCACATCGCGCCGACGCTCGCTATCGGCTTCCTCACGGTCCTTAAACGGGTCATCAATCAAAGCAATATGTGCACCGCGCCCCGTTACCGCCGTGCCAACGCCAGCAGCAACATAAGCGCCGCCTAGGTTAGTGTTCATTCGGTTCGCCGCTTGGCTGTCAGATGCCAGCGACACACCCGGAAACACCTGCCCGAATTCAGGCTCGGCAACTAGGTTGCGCACGTTGCGGCCAAAGTCATTCGCAAGGTCGCTGTTGTAACTTGCCGCGATAATCTGGCGCGTTGGGTTGCGGCCTAAGCACCATGCCGGAAACCGCTTGCTCGCCAGCTCTGATTTACCATGCCGTGGCGGCATAAAGATCATTAGCCGGTCAATCTCGCCGCACTCAACCGCCTCTAGCTTTGCTGCGATCTGCGCGTGGTGCTGCGCCCGCGTGTAAAGCGGGTTCGTGTATTCAGTGAACCCTAGCAGCGATTGCTTTGCCGCCCGCGCCTTCATTGCCTGCGTCAGCGTTTCCAGCTCCATCAACGAGGAAAGGAGCAAGTGTCGTGGCAAGGCTGCGGACGCGCTCTGCAAGTTCTGCATCCGTCATCTCGCTGTGATCGTGAAT